CTTAGCAGAATGTAGGAATGTACCTCCACGAGAACAGATATCATCAATAATCAAAACATCTCTCGCATTTACAACTTCCTTATTTATTAGCTCTAGTCCTAAAATCTTACCGGTCTGCCAATCACGATTTTTAATACCAAACGCATATGCTCCAGTCAAATAGCTAGTGCCACGCTTCATGGCCCCTTCATCAGGATAAAATGCAACTAAATTGGTTGAGCCAATTGTCTTAAGAGCTTTTTGAACCTCATTATATGTAGGTATTACTTTTACATTATTAATTAGCGCAGTACATACATTGCTGTGAGGATCATAAATTTTTACCTCAGAGAAGTCAAGACTATTAATGACGTCTGCAAAATGCTTTAGTGTAAAGAATTCATTGTTGTTCTTTACTCGATCCATGCGAGCGTGCGGACAATAAGGCATTTCCAAAATCATTTCCTTATTTGCAAAATGCTTTCTTAGACAAATTACAGTGAACAATTCAGCATCGCTTTCATAGTGCCAAGTAATTCTTTTAGGAATTGATGTCATTCCCATAAAAGATAGATCGAAACTATTGTCATTGATTGGTTCAATTCTCAGCGAATTGTCTGGAAAATGCTCTTGGTGCACTATTTTACCATCTAACTTAATCATAATTTACTCTCCAATAACATTAATCTGGCACATCTTCATAGTCTGCAGTGCCGCCTTATGACTTTCAGGAGTAACGCCTGCACAGCAACTTGCGTCCACTGTAATCTTAACTTCAGGGAACATTGCCTTTAGAATTAGTGCATTAGACACCACGCAGATATCAGTACAAAGACCAACTAGTTCAATTTCATCATCGTCTTCAAAATCAAATGACTTCCAACCAAGCCAACCAAAAGTAGGCTTATTTAGATATCTAGCACAAGGTACTTCTAGGTCATCTGCAATCTGCCAACCATGAGTTCCCATAATACAATGCTTAACAGGAAGGTTCTTGCCTTCATTCGTTTCAAGATAATCTTCAAAATGGGTGTCTCGTGTAAAAACAATTGCGTCTTCACGAGCGTCATATTCTGCAATCTTCTTTTTAACGTTAGGTACTATTGCCTGCGCCTCAGGTGTGCCAAGTGCGGCATCAATAAAATCATTTTGCATGTCTACTACAATTAGCGTTTTCATTTTGTTGCATCTCCTTAATTAATTTTGTATTGTTTGTCTTGTTGTGAGTGTATTATATCACAAATTTTTAATTTGTCAAGAGGTATTTTAATTTTTTTTTCAATGCCACAATTTATCCGCCGCATGGAGTTGCATAATATCTTGATACAAATTATCTCCCCATAACTTACGATACTTACTATGCAACTTTTCATTATTATCTTTCTCCCAGAAATAAGGTTGCATATGCCACATTACAATAATCGCAACATCCAATAGATTGCTATAATCAAATAGGAGTGCCTTGTATCCAGAAACATATTGGTGGTTGTAATAATGACATTCGGTAGTTACCTCACCCCTGGAGTTGATAAATGTTGCCGTTTCTGGCTTCGCATTATCATGCATCCATGCTGCACGTACTAACGTGACAGAATTGCTACCAATTAACTCTAATGCAGCCCTATAACAATGTTCTCCAAGTGTTAATGTATGGTGAGAATTGTATTGATTATAATCTTTATAATTGTTATACCAACTTGCTAGTTTGCCATAATAACCTTTAAACACACCATATTCAACTTTAATGTCGTCCCAACCTTCATACCAATAAGGAATGTTAAAATTGCTATACATTCTTAAAATTACATGTTCTGGAACTTTGCGTTCACGCTCAGCATTACGCTTCAAACATTCTTCATATGGAGTTCCCATTAACACACAAATCTTTTCACAAGGAATGCTCTTAAGCTCAGCTAGGAATGCCATACGACGCTTGTAGTTAATGTTTGTAGAATCCATAATGGCACTTTTACCACTACGAAGACAGTCCTTGATGCGCCTATGAAGTTCTACAAATAGTTCTTGGTTATGATCTTGGTTGTTGACATTATTGAACATTTCTTCTCGAAGTTCATCCGAACTAAAAATTGTAGCATTGTGTTCGATAGCGAGTTTTTGAGCCATATGAGACTTGCCGCTCGCAACCAAACCTACCATCATTATAAACTTCGGGATATACATCTTATCACCTTACTTCTTAGAACTTGTCGTAGTTGTACTCTTAAAGAAAGACCCAATTACACCAAGAGTACCACAAATAGTAGGCAACATATCAACTGTAAATCTTGTAGTATTAAACAGATAGTTCATACCATCTACAACAATGTCACCGATAAACCAGCTAAGCAGATGGCCTGTAATCCAGCCGCCAAAATAATAAAAAGCGGGTGCGCAAATAATTATCAAAATTGCTATAATCATAGTAATAATTCCTCCAATCATAGATTTAACAACATTATGTTTCATTTTCTTTTTATCCCTTAAATTCATTAATAGCTTTAACCCATCTATCTATACTCCAACTCTTTGCATAATCCCAGAAAATCTTATCATCAAAACAACGGAATAGGAAGTCTTTCATATATGCAGGATATTTCATTACCTCTCGTGCATATTCTCCACGATTAGCAAATTCATAAGATGCGCCGAATATTATCTTCATACTTTCAACTGACTTGCTTGCAATATTATGCATAATATCCTCGACGTTACGAAGCTCATCAGCATAGTCAGAAGCATAAATTAGAAATTCTTCTTGCTCTCCATCAAGAACAATATGTACTAACCGCTCAGTATTAATAGTGTTGTTATTACGCACGTAATGAGCCATTACGTAAGATGGGCTTTTAATTTTAACTCTATTAAAATCTGCATCGCAAACTACATAACCCTCCTCGTCCCAAGAAAGCGCATTTGCTGCTTTTTGTACACCTTCCAGAGAATGTAGAGGATAACGCTTAGGGATAGAGAAAAACATAGACAGGTCAGACTCTTCTGGATTCCATTCCTCTCCATCGTTCATATCTCTAATTCCTAAGAAATATAGCTTAACTTCCTCATACGGGATAACTATGCGGTTGTATGGAGAAACTAGTTCAAACATATATGTACATTTTGGGTCAAGCATGTTGAAAAAATCGTGCTCATCTTCAAATACTTTATGAATTGCAGTAGCAACAAGTTGTCCAAAGTTTTCATACTTAACATCGTTTAGATTAGCCTTAAACGCATCAATTGTGCCGTTAGTGGAAATATGCCATCCGTTATCATACCAAAATTTAATTAATGACCCATCGACTTTTTCTTGAACAGATGCAGTTTCCCAGTTGATTTCGGGGCAATAAGACTCACCATAATTTCCGAATTTTCGAAACGGATAAGACACACACTTCCAATCGCTTTCTCTGAAAATAATTCCTCGTGATTCACGAACTAGAGGAATATTAAAATCAGAAAACACCTGATTATATTTAAACATGATATACCCGTCATCACGAGAAATCTTAAGATAATATGGTTCTGCAGTTAAAAGTTCTTCCCAATTATCGTGAGACAGAATAAAGTCTCTTAATTCAAGCTTGTACATTATGAAAATTCCCTTCTGTCAAATTCATATCCATCTTCGTCTGTAAAGTAATCGTTTGCAGAATAATAACCATATTTATATTCAAAATGACTTACTGGAGTGCAATCTGGCATTCTTGGATCATACCATCTAGAATTTTTATCTACTTCTATTGTAATTATAGGTGCAACTCCTCGAATACCGCCGTTAAACTGCAACACCCGTTTATCAAATTCTTCCCATGTATAAATGTTGCCATATTCATCTACGATTTCAAATTCGCCCGTTTTGTACGCCGTCTTATATTCACGCACAGAATTGATGCCATCCCTGTGCCCTTGAAAAAGAGGAAGCCAACCACATGAAGTCTTAGCTACGTGAATTTCATAACCAAAATATGGTCTGTCTGTCAGCTCATAAGAATATGGTGCATATTTTTCTGCCATTTTTTTATTCTTAGTAATCATATAGAAATTGGTACCCACATCAATCACCTCAATTCATTTTGTACTGTTATAATACCACATATTTTCCAAAAATCAAGTTGGCAAAATATCCAAGATTTCTCCTGGCCATTTGTGAATTTTAGTCAATATTTATTAAAAGTATATTGCCACGATACTACACAATCGGATATCAAATCAAAAGTACAACGAACGCATAATACATCTTTGTACTCAACCTTTTTGCTAACGCTTTTTTCTGACATACAAGAAGTTTCATCAAAACTATTACCCGTCAATATAAACTTAACATTACCAAGCCATCCACGAGAAATATCCCCAATTTCTGCCTGTGTTTCAATAATGAAATAATCTTCATAATCCTTAATTTCAACAGGCCACTGTCCACAAATAATATTTATTCCGTTGTCAAAAACAATTTCTTTTATTCTATCATATACATTCAACATTATTTATCCTCCTGTGCCGATAAAATCTCGTCCAAAGTTCGAGGCGTATAGTCCATATATGGCATCATTGCGCCGACATTAAACATTTGACACTGCTTGCCATAAAGTTCTTCCATTAGATATTTATTGTGTTCCATCATATTTGCTTCAAAAGAATTATGTACATGCCCATATGCATGAAACCAGCCGTAAAAGTGATTCTTAAAACAAGGAATTGGATAATGACAAAGAACGACATTGCGATCATTATCCTTAATCTCCAAATAATCCACAATCTTACTAAACTTTTTTACAAACTGGCTTTCGTTACATCTGTCGTGATTGCCCTTAATTAGGATCTTTCTACCGTGTAACTGGTCCAAAACAGGTAGTGCATCCTTCCAATTGCACCAAAACATATCACCAAGAATATAGACAGTGTCATAATCAGTAACAGCCTTATTCCAACGCTCAATGAGTTCTTCGTTCATTTCTTGAACATTCTTGAACGGCCTATTGTCAAATGCAATACAATTTGCGTGCCCATAATGCCAATCAGCAATATAAAACTGCTTTCCCATAATTATCACTCCATTTAACTGTTTTATTCATCCAAAATTTTAGCCGTGTTAATAAAAATCCGTTTTAGTTGATCGTCATAACCAAATCTTTGTGCATTAATCTCAATGGATTTCAATAAGTTACCATCATGCTGTCTAATACTTGCAGCCTTCCAGTCGCATAACATCTCTACAATGTCGATTAAAGTCATATCATCAATGCCCTTACTGAAATGTTCTGGATGATGGCGATTACATGCGTAATGATGCTGAAGTGCAGTATCTAATTCATTTAATGATTCATTGTATTCGGGCGTACCATAAGTTAACTTAGCGAGCTTTGGAGTGCATTTAGTAAACGCTTCTACCTCAGGGTTCTCCAACTTAGACGCATCATGCTTAATGCCACGATTTGTAAGTGAATCTGTGAAAATTCTAATATATTTTCTAACATTTTCAATATGCTTAATTGTTTCTAACTTACATTCTGCTGTAGTCATAATATAATAACTCCTTTAACTTTCTAGCTTCTTCCATAAATCGCTTAATGACCAACCGTTCGTCTTTGCCAAATACACAGAATACGAAGCCATCTGTCTACCGTCGGTAACGCCAAGGCAATCCTTAAAATAATCAGTAAGGCATTCAAAAGTATCTTTCTTGCAATCCTCCTGCCACGCAATAACATCAACACCATTAATAGTTAGGAAATCGTAAGCTGTGCCGCGGTGCTCGCCGTTAGAGTAACAAAACCAACCCCATTCGTCATTCCACTCAGATTCGTACTCAAGTCTCTTACAATCTTCCTTTGATAGCTCCCATACCTGATAATAAGGCTTTTCGCTACCCTTATATGTTCTGGTTGCCTCAATGCCAAGTTCCTTAAATGCTTTATATAGTGTACCCTGTCCTAGAATTTCTGCCATTACTCATTCCTCCACATATTCAACGATAAAATCTGTTTTCCCGCAACAACTACACCGATAACGCTCTTCGCTCAAAACAATCTTTTTGATCTCTTTCTTAGTGAGATTTGTGTTACGAATAAAACAACGTTTGCACATGTCTTCAAAATAATCTTGCTGGCTCATTTTTTTATTCTCCTTTAATAAATAATTTCTTCGTTAATATAGCTACCGTCTCCGGTATAATATATGTGTCTAATTTTCAGGCTTCTCAATAGTGCCATGCACGACGCACACGGTTTTGCAAGTGCCAGATCTCCATTTTTATATTCTCGATAAACATAGATCGACACATCACTAAAGTCTATGTCTCGACGATTAATTAACGGCAAAAGACAACTTAGTTCAGCATGAAGCGTAGCCGGAGTATCTGCATTAAATCTATGAACATTAAGACGCTTCTGTGTTGGATTAGTTTTATAAGAATTATATCCAGATGAAATAATTTTATGCCCAGATACGGCGACGGCTCCGATGTGATGCTGTTTAAAGTCTGACAATTCGCTCATGCTTTTTGCAGCCTTAAAATAAGCCCTATGTGATTTTGTAAGCTTCATGATTAATCCTCATATAACTTCCTATCTTTGCGATCCTTACTGCGTTTATACTTCTTTCTGCTTTCAACAATGCGTGTAACAGGATTCATAGTCCACAAGTTACGCTGACTCTTCGCTTCTTCCTTCTTCTTGTTCTTATCTACCATAATAATCTCCTTAAAAAAGGCCAATATAAGATTTCTCCTATATTGGCCCCTGTGGTCTTTTGTGTTTATATTATATCACATTAATTTCGTATTGTCAAGAGTAAGGATTAAAACCAGAGCTGTAATCATAAGTGTTGTACGGACGACGATAGTTGCTTGTAAAGACATTATGTCCATGTTCAGAATGGAAATAAAGGTATTCTTGCGGAAGCGTTCTTCCAACATTGCCCTGGCAATATTTTTCCATCTGCCACCGTGTTACAACGTCCCGAGCTAGAGCTTTATGTTCATCTGTAATCGGATGGCTATTACTATACCCGTGAAACTGAGACTTTGCCGTGACGACCTCTGCAACTGTATTACCCCATGTTCCATCATCTACACGATTTAAAATGCACCAGATCACCAAGGATTGTTCATATGTATTAAGCCCTCTAGCCTCGCCCCATATTGTCTGTGCAATCATTTCAATTTCTTGTTCTGTTACTATATAAGACACGAAGTATTTTTCCGATTTATATGCATCGATAAGTATATTAGCCTGTTCAAGCTTTTCTTGGACTTCATTTAGTAGGTTGCTCTTAGCAATAAGCTGTTCGTCCAAAATCTTGATATCATCTAGCAGACCATCACATTTTTGATCTAACTTATGAAGTTCAGAGATATGAGTGTTGTGAGACTCCACCAGCTGTGCTTCAATAATGTGACATTGTTTTTCCCAATAGATTGAAGCCATTAAAGGAATGACAATACAGATTACTATAATAATGCTCCAAAGTACGTTATGTGTTTTCATCTCTAATCCTTTCAACTAATGATGTAAGAATGTTTGCTGCTGTATTAATTTCTTCTTCTGTATTTGTATGTCCAAGAGTGATGCGGATACTGCTCAGAGCTTCTTCGTCGTTCAAGCCGATTGCTTTAAGAACATGACTAGGCTCAGAAATCCCCTCATTGCAGGCCGATCCAGAGGAAATGTAAATACCATACAAACTACACAGTGTTACCAATCTCGCTCCAGAAACCCCTGAAAAACGGATGTTTATATTGCCAGGAACACGATTTTCAAGCGAACCGTTAAGATGTGAACCAGGGATTTGTAGAAGCATATCTAACAATCTGTCTCTTAAGTCTTTTATGTATGCATTGCGTTCTTCCATATGTTCTACTGCATCTTCAAGTGCTGCAGCCATGGCAATAATACCAAGAACATTTTCTGTTCCGCCTCTTAATCCAGATTCTTGCCTACCACCATGAATAATAGGTTCAATTTTTACACCATTTTTTATATAAATAAATCCAATACCTTTTGGCCCACCAAATTTGTGGGCTGAGGCAGAGAGAAAATCACAGTTTATGTCTTTAATGTCAATGGGAATGTGTCCTACTGCTTGTACTGCATCAGTGTGGAATAGCATATGTTTTCCATGTGCAATGTTTGTAATATTTTTAATAGGTTGTATTGTTCCAATTTCGTTATTAACCATCATACAAGATTCTAATTCAAAATATGATGCATTTGGATGACAAATAGTGCTGAAAAATTGTGTATCAACAAAACCATTTTTATCAATGTATGCATTTTTACAATGCGCATTTAAAGAATGATGCTCAAAATTTGAAGACAAAGTAATATAATTATTTACAACCAATGAATTGGCTTCAGAGCCTCCACTCGTGAAGTATATTTCGTTTGGTTCGGCGTTAATACACTTAGCAATTCTTTCTCTGGCATCTTCAATTAGAACTCTAGCCTGTCTACCAAGCTCGTGTTGACTAGACGGATTACCGAAGTCATTCATATAAGTCATTATTACCCTTTTCGCTGCCTCGCAAATTGGCGTTGTAGCGGCGTGATCCATATAAATTCCCATTTAATTTATTACCTCCCTAAAAAGCTCTGCATGATTTTCAACATATTTGTCAATCATTTTTGACTGATACCGTGTATTAGCAAAAATAAGAGCAGTTAGTGTTCTTTCAATATCGTCGCCATAAGTAGGCACTGTAACCACCTTAATGCCCTCCGCTCTCATATGATCAGCAAAACTCTTCATCTGATTTTTATCGTTAGATGTAACGATGTTAATGTACACGGTTTCCTTTGAGAATTTGTTGTTGATACCAAATGCAATATAACTACCAATGCCAGACGCAACTGATACCACTATCATAGAAATTAGATTACTATCTGCTACAACCTCTTTGATAAGAACGTAGAAGAGAAACTGCGAAACTGCCACTAGAATTGATGCAGCGAGCGCTTTGTTTTGGTGCGTTAACAGGGATTTCTCCGTAGTAACTATGTTGTCAATTACCTTAATTAGTCCTAAATATATATAATGATATAAAGTTTGTATTTGAATTACCTCCTTACATTAATTTTGTATTGTTATTATAGCATATATTTTGAATTTGTCAAGTATAAAAATAGCCTGCAGGATTACTCCCACAGGCGTTTACGATGAAGTTGCAATAGACATTCTTCACACAAATAATCGTGGTGTAAGTCGTCATAAATTTCATCAAGATATAAATCGCATCCGCAGTTTTCACAGTTATATTCTTTGGGTTGAGCCCATGATGGGTAGCCCGTCTGAAGAGCACATGTAATCTCTGGATGTTCTAGATCACGCATTGGTCTTCTCCAATGCACGAACTCGTCTGCGCAGCTTCCGAATGATTTTTTCATTAGTTACAGGATCTCTATTCTGTAGAATGTTAATGCGTACTTTTAGTGCTTCGATAGTAGTCATATTACTTCCTCCTTAGTTGTGTTGGCAACCAAACAAAATTGCAATCTCGCCCATCGCAAGTGTCGTCATAAGCACAGAAGAAACACTGAGATTTTCCTGTTCTGGCACATTCCGCCCAGTCTGTCTCCATGTCCTGCAACATAGTTTTAAGTCTTAGAATTTCATCTTGCATGCTCTGTCGTTCAATTGCTATCTGTTCGTTATGCATTTTTGTTACCTGCCTTTTATTTAATGATGGAGCTGGTAGGGAATTCCGAGATCCCGACCTACGGATTACAAATCCGTCGCTCTGCCGCTGAGCTATACCAGCATAGATTAGGGGCGTAGTTAACACCCCTATATTTAATTTAATTTTCTACTTCAATGAGCTTAGAAAAATTAGAGATAACAGCGGAATTGTGAGTATAATTTTTATTCAAACTGTCACGTACATCTTGTAGGCTTGAACAATAATCATCAATCTCGCTAATAGTGTTTAATGTTTCCTGATTGGCAAGTTCGAGTCGCTTAATTGTACGACTAACAAGATCAATTGCGTCATTAGATTCGTCCTGTAGAGCATGTAGCTTAGACATCTTAGATTCGATAAAATCAACCGGCTTCTTGTGCTTAAACCATTCCATTTTGTTTAATTTCTCCTTTAAAAAGTTAATGTTAATGACCTTAAGGTTGGTCAGCCACACATAACACTATGCCATTTGTTCAGGTGGTACAGGTGGTGGGACTTGAACCCACACGTATAAACAACGGATTTTGAGACCGTCCTGTCTACCAATTCCACGCACACCTGTATATGGTACCGGGGACGGGATTCGGACCCGCAAGCTTGATGTGATCGCACCGACAGATTTTAAGTCTGTTTTCTGTTCCAGTTCGAATACCCCGGCATTTGGTTGCGAGAGGTTGGACTTGAACCAACGACCTTTAGCTTATGAGGCTAACGAGCTACCAACTGCTCCACTCCGCAATATTGGGCAGTTGTAACGTCATGCCCAGGACGCCGCTTAGTTGGGCGGATTTTCCTCCAAGTTGGATTTAGCGAATACAATCATAAGCAAATATCCTCCTTTGGATTATTTCGAACTTGCTACTTAACAGCCACGAGGTCAACTTTAGGGCCTAGACTACTAACCCAAACCTATAATCGTGGATTTTGCAAAACTTTGTGGGCTCGATTCGTATTACAATAATATTCGAAATTTCTTAGCCCTCTTTATATCTTTAATGAACGACCTTTGACTAAAAATAAACCTTGAGTCTTGAGCCTTAAACCTTGAGCTTTTAACGTTAATCTTTACAGTCAATTTCATTATTAATATACATATCCAATAATATTATGTATTGTAATAATAATCTTCTCATCATAAAAGATCATTGTTTTTAGTAAGCTTAGCAGGCTTGTGCCTTGAAGGCTATTAGTAATCATTTTCTTTACCTTATTAATATCACTCTAAATGATTAAAAAAGAAGAGATAAGCAGTCGTTTAAAGTTTTCGTTAAGCAGCAAGTTAGTTTACTTAATACTCGAACTCAATAACAGTTAGTGCATTTGAGCAGCTTAGTGCAGCGTCAACTTCTGCATTGAACTCATTGATTTCAACATCCAGAGCCTCAATGACCTTTGCAATATCCATAGGATCTACAAGATCATAAGTATTGTTCTCGATGTAAGTCTTGCGAAGTGCCTTCATTACATCGCTGTCAACAGACATCTTAGATTCCTTGGGTTGTGCGGCAATCACTGCTAGCACATACTGTTCTGCCTTCTTTTCCAGAGCCTCACCACCATTACGGTTCAGTTCGTTCTGAGCAGAAACATAAGCAGAGTTCATCTGGCGCAGTAGAGCTGCCTTGAATTCCATTCCGTGGTTATGTTGTTCAATGGCTTCAGCCACAGTCATTTCCTTACCACCGATGGTAACCTTGGTAGTTGCGTTGGAAAGCACAACCGCTCTCTTCATTGCATCACGACGAGCAATTAGATCGGTAACCTTCTGGTAGCCGCTACGCATATCTTCCTTGAAGTTCTGAACAGTCTTGCCGTTGATCTTTTCGGCAGAGTGCTTAACTGCTAAAACATAGGTGGTTTCACGGATCGCCTTAGAGATACGATCATCAATTACCTTGAGTTCAGACAGGGCGCGATGTACAGTCATCTTTTCAGTAGTCATTTTTAATTCCTCCATTAATTTTGTGTTGTTTCTTTTAAAGCGTCTGTATTATATCATAAATTTTTCGATTTGTCAAGAGGTATTTTTATTGCTGTTCTTTCAGAACCACTTTGACTTGTTCTTTTACAGTTTCAGATACCTGTCTAGAGATTTCATCCTTTACGACTTTTTCAAGATAAGACTTCAAGCCTTTATCTGGCAAATAAGAATATTTTTCTCTAAATACCTGCGTCATCTTCTCATCTATTACTCGTTTAACTACAGGGAAAAATCATATTCATTTACAACCTTACGAGCAAAATCTTCAAGATACCTTTCTACATCATCACGTTTAATACCAAGACCATGGTTGATATAGTTTGCAAGTGCCTTGTACGTATCCTGAAATTTAACCTTCAGAACAAAATCACCATTTTCGTCAAACATATTAAATCTCCTTTTTGTATTTTTTATGGTCGGGATGACGCCACTCGAAGACGCAGTAATGTCTCGGGCCCAGACCGAGCGGGGTTCCTCTTCCCCTACATCCCGATATTAAATTATATTCCAATTAGCATTACCCATTCTACGCCACGTGGAGGCTTGGAATATGTAGAACGCTGGGGAGGAGAGATTCGAACTCCCGAATGTAACAGTCAAAGTGTTATGTCTTACCGCTTGACGACTCCCCAATATTAATTTTGTATGGTTCTCTTGAACTGTGCGTATTATATCATACAATTCTCATTTTGTCAAGAGGGCGTTTTTTGTTATGTGGGTGAGGATTTGCACCTCACATGAAAATACTGGTTTTACACTATAAGTCTTATAGCTTACAGGCGATACCTCACTCCTGGTAGCTTTGATTCGGCGTGCAACCTTGCATTTCCACGATACCCTTCGTGCGTCTACTATTACTTACACAATCTCTGACATTTATCAATATCTTTGTTCGTTCAGTTTTACCAACCTTTTGAGTTGTCTATTCCGCCACCACATATTAGCAGTTTAATGACTGGTAGTTCGCAACTTTTCCAATCCCACGGCACTGCTAAGCCTGGAGGTAGCTAACCTCAAACATAAACAACACCTTTATTCAATCAACCCGTATGACACCCAGGTAGCGTTGTGTGAGATTTATAGTCAGTTCAAAAAGTCCCTAACGGGCTGGCGGCGAGAGAGGGATTCGAACCCCCGAGTCGGATCGAAGCCGACACACAGGCTTTCAAGGCCAGGCCGTTATGACCACTTCGGTATCTCGCCATATTTACTTGGTGAAGCAGGACAGGATTCAAACCTGCGAAGCGCACATACTACCTAGGATAACCGTTATACGCACCCAGCTTACCGGTTGGGCTCCTTTGGTCACTTGGATACTGCTTCATATTTACTGGCCGTTTTTACCGGGAACGGCCAAACCCACTACTAAGCGGGAGGATTATCCTCCTTGTTAGATTTGCTGCAGACAATCATAGGCAAAGTCCTCCGTTTCGTAGATTAATAGACCGGAATCTATTTGGAGCCGTAGACGGGGCATGGTCCCGCAACCCCAAGTTTGGAAAACTCGTACTCTACCAATTGAGCTACTACGGCATATATATTGCGGATATGGGCTGTTCATTTCACTCCATTTACCACAGCTTCTCTGTTCGGTAAATACTACCATACACAGGAACTCGTTGCGCCTTTCTTAGGGCGTCTTATTGAGCTTCGTGGCACCCATATCAATGCAATTTAATTAATTATTCCAGGAGTGACGAATTACTCCACTCATACATCGTTAGATGCCGGCATCCGATTTTCCGGTCGTCTGGAATTTGGTGACCCATGAGAGATTCGAACTCTCGAATTCCAGCGTGAAGGGCTGGTGACTGTAGCCAACTTGTCTAATGGGCCATATTTGGTATCCCAGACAGGACTCAAACCTGTGACCTACTGCTTATGGTGCCAACTATTGGACTTGAACCAATAATCTCTATCTACTTAGCGATAGTGAGTTTCCATTTCCTCCAAGTTGACGAAGGCAGTTGCTCTATTCGACTGAGCTACTGGGATATATAGGATTGTATTTTTCAGTCGGCAATAAGCCCAAGCATGACATTTATGTTTTTTAAATTTCATCCCACTCTTCATCAGAATAAGATTTAATTTCTTTATGTTTATATGGAATTCCATATGATCTGCACCACTTACGAATTACAGTATCTGAAATTCCGTATATCTTTCCTATTTGTAAAAATGATGTTGTTCTTACTAAATGTTTCAATTCATCTCGACTAGCACGATCAACTTTTCTTCTAGAAGCACTGTAACAGTCAACACATAAAGTAGCGTTTTTTGTTACAATTTCTTTGCCGCAATTTTGACAATAATATTTTTTGTTGCTTGCCAATATTGAAAATGACCGAATAGGATATGTTCTTCCCTGATCTATCCAAGTTTCACCTGTATTTATATAACTGATAGACCTTTGATCAACATTATATTTATCTGCAATATCTTGTTGTGACATATCTGTTTCAAGTAGAAGTTTAATTTCATCAACCTGTTTTTTGGTCAATATTGTAGACGTTGCAGAGTTACCACCATCCGTCAAATTGTATCCTTTTTCTTTGTTGTGAGAGTCATAATATTCAATCCAATATTTTTCTCTATTATCTAAATCTTCGATTAATGTTTCTTCCAAAACTACAAAGCTAAAATTTTCAAGCCCATATTTTCTAATAGAACGATATAGCGCTAAATCATATTGTTTTGAGTTCTGATTAAATGGTCTAGTTCGATGAGCCGTCCACCTCTTTTCAATGTTTCTTGACTGACCAATATAAACTTTACCATTTATCAAATTTTCAATTTTATAAATACCAATCACATAATCACCTTCGCGATAAATCTGCGATGATGCGATATGTTATTGTATTTTGTTGTTTCTAATATGCAGTCATCTTTTGTCAAATAATTTAGTGGTGACCCGCCTGGGATTCGAACCCAGGACACCCGCCTTTGGCACCAGATCTCAGAATCGGACTGAGTGAAGCTAACCTGCATCTGACAAAAGGGCGGTGCTCTGAACCAACTGAGCTAGCGGGTCGAATTGGTGACAACAGATGGTGACGATCCATCTTTCTAGCCTTCGGACGGCTATGTTTTATCCAGCGTAAACTATGTTGCCATGGTGGTGGGCCCAGCAAATCCTGACATTGCAACCACCCGGTTATGAGCCGGGAGCTCTTCCTTTGAGCTATGGGCCCTTATTCTTTGCCAACCAGAACCTCACCAGCCGACATCAGCAACCCTCAAACATTGTTGCCTTCCATTAATTTTGAACTGTTAGGATTATATCACAAAACTTTTAATTTGTCAAGTGCTTCTTTGAGCTCCGCAGGAGTCTTAAATACCTTGCCATTGAACACTAGTGCAGCATCAAAAAACTTGTTGACCCGCTTATCTAGTGCCGGATAATACCGATCTAGAATTCGCTGCTTCGCAATCTTCTTGCCAACTTCGGGATTAAACTCGTCTCGGTCATCGCACTGAACTACCACTCGGTACTCGTTAGGCATCCAATATTTCTCACTAGGACAGAAACAAAAATCGGTATCAGCAATCATCTTGTTAATCTTTCTAACTGCATCCCACCTGGTGTTTTCTAGTAGACCGATAACCTGCCGCTTCTCTTCGTTTACAAAATACTTAATCATCTTTCTTGTTCCTTTCAATTAATTTTGTATCGTTTAATGTGTTTGTATTATACCACATCTTTTCCAATTTGTCAAGCCCCTTCTTAATCTCACGATTGAATGGCTCTCAACTGAACTGTCGGTATTATATCATATTTTCCTTAATTTGTCAAGTCCCCTTCGGGCTCATATCTATAACTCTTGCCGTCCTTTTTCCAATCCACCAGTACGTATCTCAGATCCTCGCCATCCATACCGATGATAATGCTCCAAATAAACACATCATCGTCACCAATAAGAGTTACAATAGTCTGTGCGCCTTCTTCACTAGCAGCTTCCATAACAGCAACTACAAACTCCTCAAGATCCTCTTGATCCTTCATTTCATCGTACGTCATGTCTAAATAGTTCTTAAACACGGCATTGCCGTTATTGTCCTTGATCAACACATGCTCATAACACTTCTGATTGGATTCGATTGCAAAATAACTCATAATCTTTACCTCTTTAATTAATTTTGTTTTGTTCTTTTGAACTGGCCGTATTATATCACATCTTTTTTGATTTGTCAAGCCCTATTCCTTGAAAATTTTAATCGTATAAAATGGCCAGTCTGAGATTCTTTTAGACCAATATCGAACAAGATATATATTACCCCATAAATGTATAGGATTAAACCCATTCCATCGTAAAAATTCTACTCTTTCTTCTATAGATAGCTTTTTCATTATTCCTCCAAAAATTCGTCTTCTAACCTTAATACATTGATTTCATTTGTATAAGCTACACACTTGTCGATGGCAATAATACCATCATCGTAATAAGGATCCCAAATTGCAGTATCGCCAAATTCATCCATCTCAACGTCAAAAGCACTATTTCCCGCAGCGATAGCGTCTCTCATAGCTTGCATATAGTGTCCATAACTACAATGCCAATGTCCGCAAATTATAGTCTTCCCAGGTTCAACCAAGCCTTTACTCGCCATATCCATACCATTTAGCCAACGAGCTTGTTCCCATTCGGAGAAATGTGCATGACGCCAATCTGGATTAAACTCAAACTTTCTATTTCTAGTATAATAATAAGGTAAATTATCTTTACAAGTCAGCGGAATCCATCCGTGTACAAAAATATAATTTTTAGTTTCAAAATAATTTACAGCTTTTTCAAACAAAGGCGTAACTTTATCATATACAACATGACATGCATCATAAAAACTCTCTGCATGCGGAGCTAGGTCAATGATAGACTTTGCCGTACCATTACTCCAATCGTGTCTAGCAGGATAACCACGTTCAATACACTCTGTCATCAGACTTTCGTGATTGCCTAAAATATAAATTAATTTATTCTTTTTCAACATATCCTCAACAAAATCATATACCCGCAGGGATTCGTCCATTCTGTCAAACAAATCTCCGCATACTACGATTTTATGTTTAGGATTATTTTCATCAAATCCTGCTGCGTTTAGTGCTTTCATCCACGGTGTATATGCACTATGGATATCAGAACACGCAAATAAAGTATACTTATCACTCATCTTCTTATCCACAAAACTTTCTTCTCAACTGCGACTCGCCAACATCGCCCCATTCAGTCCACCACTCGTTTTCCCAGTCACATCCACAACTGCGACAATGTCTGATCAGATACCGCTTCTCGTATGAAAAACTATCAAATTTTGCGGGTGTTTCATCCTCAAGTGCATCGCACCATACTTCCAGTTTTGCTCCACATTCCGGGCAATTAAACTGCATATACGGCCTCTGCGGAACTATAGGAGTTTCACTCATACACGCATGGCACACCTGCATGCCCTCTGGAATGATTTCTCCACAACATACACAAGTATTTTCCATTACTTTCACCTACTTAAAAATTAATCTTTTATACCGACTCCCAATTTGCTGCAAAACTTTGCGGAGACGAATACGGGCATTTCCACGCACCAAAAAGAATATTTGGAATTATAACCCAAATATTGTTATTTGTTGTTTTTATTCGTACATCATACACTCTACCACGAGACAATCCCATTGATTTATCTTTTCCAACAAACCTTAAATGCATATGTCACCTCATAAAATTAAACTTTTAATATATTAAAATGCTTCAAATCTGTACTTCTGTTTAATATCTGGATACTTGTTATGGTCTACCTCTTCAAAAAACATTTCAAATGGTCTCGCATAAGTCTTAAACGGAAAATACATTGCCTGATACACTATCAGCTTTTCTCCTGTTTCTGTATGCTCTGCAATATTTTTAATACAATATAAATATTTATTTTGTTTTCTTTCTTCATCAGAAATTGTTTCCCACTTGAAATGTTTTACAATATCTCCAATAAACATAACCTTACCTCTTAAATTCAGCTTTTATTCATCAACCCAAATACTCTACTGGTACAAATTTTGTAAGCCAAACATCATTCTTAGACTTATAAAACTTATAACCATCGTTATACATATCTTCCGCTTTCACGCAAAATACCATAGGTTTGCCATGTCTGGCACCAGTATCCATTGCAGTCATATAACTCTCCGACATATGTACGTATAGCCTAGAATTAGGGATAAGACCAGTCTTTCTGATACTCTCTACGTACTTTGTTCCTGTACCATGCCACAGATATTCTGGAGGTACTGCCTCTTCTAGCTCAACATCAACGTCCACGGAATGTCCCTGATTTGCACGAATTAATGTCTTGTCTTCATTGAAAGAATATCGTTGCTTATCATCTGTTGCAACAATTTCCTCTAGCATAGCTATGTCCAACTTGTAAGTTTTATTTACGCCTTTGATGAGATCCTTTACATTGGCCCAACCATTTTTATCTAGAGTAATTCCAATAGTTTCCGGCTTGTGACGTAGAATTAAAGCCAGATATTTACTTACTTTCGTTAAATTCATACATACACCTCAATACGAATCGTAAAAATATACTTCTAGTTCATACCTATCCATAAGTTGACGCAGCAGTTTGAGCGACTCAATATCCTGCTTAATACGCTCAGAATAAGACCATCCGTCTTCATCTGAAGTCCATTCCCAAATAGAGTCCTCCCAGGTGTCTTCGTTGTAAGAACCTAGAAGTTCAATAATGCTATCTACATCGTTCTTGGTTAGAGCAAACTCATACTCTTCTTCAGGAGCCCATCTTTTTCCGATAAGGAACAGGATATCATTCCTTAGACCCCAGCATTTCCTCCAATAACAAATTTCGAAATCATATTTTAGTTCTTTGTCATAATCCTTGTTAAAAATAGTAAGTTCTGCAATTTTATTAGCTTCGGGCGTGCGCCTTACCTCAATACCGTTGTCAAGGCCCATCAATCATTCCTCCTCTAAATACTCCCATAATAATCTTCCCACATAGCGGACCAATATTCATCATCATGATCTTGGCATGTTTTACATGCAATCAACCAATTAGCTGCATCGTCTATATATCTAGTTAATCTTCTTTCTGTTCTTACTCTGCGAAACCATTTGCCACAGCAAGGACAATAACCAAATAGCTTTTGGGTCCAATTCCTTTTAATCATATAAAACTACCTCATATAAATTTCAGCTTTAATTGTTTCAATCATCTTCGGATGGCAATAAATCCTGCTCCCCTCGATATAAAATTTATTCCACGGCACTTCCCTAACGCCATAACGCTTGCGCCACTTTTTATTAATACGCTTTTTCTTATGTGTACGGGCTCGTACGAGATCTGCCATATATGGTACTCCGATAATATTATATCCAAAGATACTGTTATAACTGTCTAGCATAAGTTATTCCGCCTCTCTTAACAGTCTTCTTTTATGTGTCAATTTCACTTTTCAACCACTTTATTTCATAGTTAATCGCATCTTCTTTCCAATAGAATCCGTTGCCATCACTTGTATAATACATTCCCCAATCATCATTGTAGACGACCAAGTATCTTGCAAGAGCTTTTGTTGTAAGAATTTCTTTTCTCACCCGTTCTTCGTTAGTCATATTTTCCACCCATTATATTGTTTTAATTGTCCGTTTTCATATTCTGCAATTGCTTCTCTTGCCCAATCGTTATCGTTTCCTCTGTCAAGTGCGTCTTCGATGGCGTAAATACATTGTTCTGCCTTATCTAATTGTTCTGCCAAAAACCGAATAGTTGTTGCCGCTTCCTTTGCAAGCTTTGGATTAATGCAAGTAAAAACGCAAGATTCCAATTGCTTAATTGTATTTTTATAATCAATCATATGTATTACCTCATAAAAATCCTATTTTATGTATATTTATTTTCTATCTCTTCAATATCTGATTTTAATTCTTTTACAATGCTATTAATATAAGAGTTGTTTTTATAGTTTAGAATTTCAAACGCAAAAACAATATCATTTAATACTCTGCAAATATCTTCCACACAATTTTTGTCCATAATCTTACACCTATTTTAAAATGAGAATTTTATTATTTGTTCTCCTGCTCATATTCGACAAACCGATACAAAATTGGAAAGCGTTTTACAACAGTAATCTTGCTACGATTTCCACGCTTGTACGCATTGTCGCTTTCAGCTACTAACATGGGAAGTTCTGGTGATTCAATAACACGCACTTCTCGTTCCTTGAATTCATCAAATGCCCATGTAAATATTTCAGTTCCCATAACCTTACCTCTTAAAACAAGAATTTTATTCCAAGTCAACATTGAACTCATTCGTTACAGTACCTTCGGGTACATAGATAATGTATCTGTCATCGCACATCGGGAAACCCCAGAAGTAAGCACCTTCATTTGCAAAATCTCCGACATATCTTTCAATATGCGGTTCATTATCGGTATACTTAATATATGCGTTGTCAGCTTTCATTTTTTCCGTCTTGTAACCAAACTCTGTTTCAGTAGCGTAGTAGTAATATAGGTCTTCGTCTACATAACCACCCAAAATATAGAAACTTCCGTTCACATTTTGATTGTCCTTTAATGCAATAATCTTTGTATCCGAAACAGCATCATATTCAATCTCTGCGATACAACTCGTTATACCACTAGCACCAAACAGAACAAATCCAGTAATGCAGAAAGAAAGCATAATCGTAATAAGTGAATAGAAAAACTTATAGCACAAATCATTCCATGTGTCGCAACAGATATTGATAATTACCGCTATACATACAATGCCACCAATAATAATCCAAATCATTTATAATCCTCCACTTAAAAATCTTCTTTTATGTGTTAAAAATCATCTTCAAAATCAAGAACTGGGTCATAATAATTTTCACAATTATAATCCATTTTAACCGATTTGCAATTCAACTTATTTAATGCCAGTTCAAAGAAACAGTTTTCGCACATATAAATTTCTTCACCATCATCTTCATGTCCAACAACGAAGTATGTAAATCTTTCAAACTTATGATTGCAAACCTTACATCTCATCTCTTTCATAAACACACCTCTTAAACTTTACTTTTATTACCCAATTGCAAAATTGCAAATCTGCTTTACGCATTCAGGCTCTTCAATCTCAAAATATCCACGCTTTTCTGCATCCCACTTAAACCACTGGCGTTCATCCGCAATAGCGCAGATACCATAGTCAATATTTTCAATAAGAGCGTATTCATAACAACCTTCGTGCATATCGGTTACGTTTTCATGCAAAACTTCTGCCGCATATTCATACTCTGGATAATAGCCCCAGGTTCTTTGATCTCCAAACTCTGCGAGATACATTTCACTGGGTTCAATTTTTTCAAAAACTGTGATAAAATACATAAGTCTCACCTCTACCCTTACGGTCTAATAATTGTCCTAAGAGGAATCGGCTCCTTCGGTCTCATGCTCTCCAAGAGCGCCACTCTTCGTGCGTGATCAGAATACGCCGCATCTAAGTTCTTTACTCTCGCATCAAAGTCTTTGAGAATCAGCTGTGCGGTTTCGTAGTCTACACCTCGACCAAGCATGGCTTTCTCTAACTCGTTGCGTTCGAGGGGATTAAGTTGTATACTCATTTATAATCACTCCTTAAAGTATATTTTTATAGTACAAGTGGAAAGATATAATTAATGTCCTCTTCAAATCGTTCAGACAGGTCATAGATTTCAATCAGCGGGACATTATCATCTCCACACAATCTCTTTTCTTTTTCCCAATATTCCAAATACTGTTTGTCATCTTTATAATATTCTCTTACTCTATCCCTAGCATTTTCCCATGATGTATCTACTAGAACGCCAGAGATTAAACCACAAAAAATTCTATATAAAAATAACATATATTCTCACCACTTAAAACTTCATTTTGATTTGTTCTTTGATGCAATTTTTGCTTCTTCTTCATCAAGAAATACGGTTTTGCCAAATTCATAAATATCATTTAATTTAAAACTATCCCATATTACTTTGTATTCTGTTTGGTCAGGCCAAACAACTGAACGGTCTGGAACAATTCTATACACCTTTGTTCCAATTTTACACGGCAAAACTAATAATCTATCTTGCTCTTCTAAATCTTCATACTGGCCAAGCTTGTCAATTGCAACTCCTTCATAAATGGTAAATACGTTCTTAAAATCTTCGTCAAAACAAGTTACTGTATGAACTACTTTGTAATCATCAATTTGGTATGTTTCGTCAGGTGCTTTCCATGTAAATCTATCCATAATTTTACCTCTTAAAATTTTATTTTTAATGGCTAATCTTTTGAATATAGCCACACTTTTTGCATCTAAAAACAGCCCAATAATAGCAACTGCTCGGCTTATTATACTCCCATAGAAGTTCCATTTCGTGCTTGCAAAAACAAGAACGAATATAATCAATAATCCATCTCATCAATTATCACCTCTTAAATTTTGTATTGTAAGACTTAAATAGGAACATATTCTTCGCATTCATGATGAACCCATTTAATATCAATAGCGTCTGGATCATCAGGCATAAATGTTTCCACCGTATACTCTCTGCCATCTGCATATTTTTCTATGCAATCATTAAGAATATTTTGATAGTCACTCTGTTCCTTCACTTTTTCACAAACGTAATCTTTTAGGTTTAGTTGATTATTTTCATATTCTTTTTTACTTAACCTAACTTTTACTTCAAACCCATATTGTTCTCCTTTTTTGTATTGAGAATCAAAACGAATAGTGGGTTCGCCGTCTATCATGCATTCTTTTACACATGGAATCCATTTTTCCAAAAAAGATATAATTATTATAACTTTGCAAGTAACTCCAACTATTTCTGATGTTTTATGAATTTGTTTTCTATAAGTCCTGGGGCGATACCGAAAAGGAACGATAATCATTATAATCACCTCTTATTCCACAACATCTTGGTTATTAATTTTGTACTGTTATTATAACAAAAATTTTCCAAAAGTCAATTAGGCAAAGTTACTAAATTTCACTCTGCCTAATTGGTTATTTTTTATAAATCTGCGTGTTTGATGATGTATGAGGTGATCCATTTCTCCATAGTACTATAATCCTTTTGCCATTCTCCGTTAACCTTGATATTACGAGGCCGGTCTTCGGTGTAAAATTTTAAGATAGAGCCAGAATCGAAAGGTTGCTTCTGATAGGATTGTTTTGGAACTTTAACGCTGATTTCCTCTCCAGTATCAAGCATATAAATATTAACCCTTGGACTATATCTTACGTCAATGGAAGTTACCAAACCAATATTTTTTAATTTCGGGTTTTTATATGTTACGTATCCAAACAAATCATTTTGATATTGAATAAGTTTCTTAACACTGGTTTCTTTATCTGGAATGTTATTTAAAATTTCATACAAGGCAGCATCATAATCAAATTTACGATATGTCTTATCTGTCTCTTCTGTATACTTTTTAATTATATCGGCATACTGATCTGGAAGTTTGTCTTTTTTAAACTGGCTCTTTCCATGCAGATTTTCAATTGCTTTCATAAATTCTTCTATTTTTTCAATACCACCAAAATCTTTAAAATAATCCATTTTAATCAGAGTTGCAATTTTAGCAGAATTAAGAGTTTTAACTGAGTTTATGGCTTTCCATAAATCATAGAAGTTATCAAACTTATTATTCTGAGATAGTTCATAAAGATCATTAGCACATCCTTGACTAAGCCCCTTAATTGACAATAGAGATGGATAAATACAATGTTTTTCTTTATCTGCTACAAAATGCCTATTATCTGCACCAAATTTATACTCGCCTTCTTCAATGCCAAAAGCTACTCTCATTTCTTGTTTTAGTGCCTGAACTTTATCTTTTTTACCCTTGTCAGAATAAACTTGCATCAATACTTCATAAAACTCGTATGGATAATTTGCTTTTAGCCATGCACAATATAAGCTATCGAGAGCCATACAATAAGCATGTGCTGAATTAAATCCGTATCCACATGAATCATCAATGATTTGCCATACTTTTTCACTCATCTCCTGTGCTTTATCTGGGTCTACATTATCGTCTTGAATAATTCTGTTCTTAAATCCTTCAATAAAGCGATCTTTTAACGGCTTAACTTTTTCTGGATGTTTCTTCGCAATAGCTTTAATGATACCATAACACTCGTCCAGAGGAAATCCCGCATAGTTCAAAGTGTTCATGGTCTGCTCTTGATATAGAATGTACGAATATGGGAACTGTGGTGTTTGCAGAATTTTATCAAACGCATTAATTCCATACTCAAATGATTCCCTAGATTCAAACTTAGAATACATAGACTTAAACGCTGGACGAATTGCCGCAATCCACGCACATAGCTCAGAAATATTCTTAGGTTGATATTTTCTAAGTTTTTTCATTGCTGATTCTTTTTCGCATTGGTTGACACCAATTGTATAACCATTTGCATAAATATCCCAAACTTTTTGATTGTTTTCAACGAGTTTGCTGATTTCAGTAGCTGAATGCACTGGAATGCCAATTCTTTTATAGATCATATCAATTAGCATTACCACATCTACCTTTAATAGGTCGTTCTTGAGGAATTTATACTTTTCAGCAATAGCACCATCAATTACAGTCGTAATATATTCTTTCTTCGTACTTTCACTCTTACATTTAATTAAACCGATTTCTTCTCGAATGCTGCCTTGATACAGAAGATAAGCGCATGGAGCTTTATTTTTATGATCAATAACACCCCAATATTTTTCACTATTTTCTATGTATTCACGATATTCTTCATCTACATAATCATAAATATCAATATCGTCTTTTTCATCATCGTCCGCATATTTTACCGCTTCATCGTATTTTTCAATTTGTCTAGAAATAGCATTGGCAATTTCAAAATCAAGATTGTTGGCACGAGCATAGAGCTTAAATGCAGATTTCTTTTTTAGAGTACCAAAAGCAATCATTGGATAAGCATGGTCTTTGCCTAGAATTTCTTCCTGTGCCTCTGCAAAAATCTCCACCGTGCCAAGGTTCATGTCCAAGTCCGGTAACGATTTAGTCTCAAGAATTCTAGTTTTACTAATAAATCTTTCTGGATATAGCTTAATTGGAGAAATAAATCTATCTACCTTACTAAAACCACATAGAGTGTTGGTAAAATAACCAACCGCAGATCCTCTTCCTGTTGTGGTAATCAGACCGCCTTTTTCTACGCCTCTTTTGATAATTGCATAGTCAATGAGTGGATAGTCAACCATTCCTGTTTCTTTGTAAACAGATACTTCTTGTTTAACGCCCTCAAAATACTCTTTATACTGTTCTTTTGGAACATCTTTCATATATTCCTTAAAGAGTTTACTAATAAGTGTACTATAGATTTTATTGCGTTCTGCTTGAGTTTTGTCTGGATAAAGCGTAGGTAATTTGATATCTGTAGTAAAAACAGGTACATTATCATAATCATCAAACGTCAATAAAATGTCCGTATTGTCCATTGCTTTTTGAACGGTAGCGTCATCAAAAACACCTTGTTCTCTAAACCGATGACGAACAGTTTCATCATCTGGATAGTCCATATACCATCCAATTTCGTTATCATCAAACTTAATATTTCTACCTGCCAAAATGTCGTCTCTTTCTACGGATTGTTCAGGATAAATATAATGACTATCAAGCCCAACGATCATTTCAATATTATACTTCTCCGCCAATTCTTTAATATGTTGATTTAACTGTTTTTGTTTATCTGTATTGTGATTTTGAATTTCCAACATGAAGTTGTTTTTGAAGTGATTATGTAATCTTACCACAATATCGTCGGAATCCTCATATGACCAAAAGCCAACGCAGGCAGTTGTAATAAACACATCATTAGGAGGTAAAGAAAAAATCAAATCTAGATCCAATCTAGGTTTGTAATAATATCCAGTTTCATTGGCATCTGACAGAATACGATTGATGGCTCTTCTACCCGTTTCGTTTTTAGCAAGAATAATTATGTGGTTATTGCTTCTATCCTTTGCCATTCTAGGAGTGCCGTCTTTTGTTAGTTTAATCTCTCCAGTGATCTTGTCTCGTTCTTCATATTCTTTTTGACGATCTTTCACCCAGTATGCCTCTGTTCCGAACACAAATTTAAGATCGTATTTTTTAGCAAGTTCAAAGGCTGCATGATAATAGCCTTGCCATCCATGTTCTACACTACTGATAACTTTATGCCCAAGTTCTACGGCTCTTTTTGCATAATCTTCTGGCATTGCTGCACTATCACCTTCGCTATAAGATGTATGACGATGATAATTTTGCATCAGCTCACCTCCATTAATTTTGTATTGTTATATCATAAATCTTCCAAATTGTCAACCTTAAAATCTGACATGATTAACTGCCGATAGTAAGTCCGACCAAAAAAACCATTATCAAGCGTTCCAATAGCACTAACTGGTCCATCAAACTGGTCCCAATCCCCGGAAAAATTCCATTTTATGTACAAAAGTTTGCCTTTGTCGGCAATAAGTTTCAAATGTTTCATATTACTCATTGCACCAACCTGATAGTCCGTAATTCCACTTACCATAACAGAAATCTGCGGCCAGCCTTGTCCAGAGATTCTATTTAGCATCTTTAATTGCCTAATTAAATCGTCAGTAATTTGCTCTTGGTCAATCTGGATGTCTACCGTCGTTTCTTGTACGAACGCTACATCTTTCAGAGCGTCTTCAAGAGAATTTTGAAAATCTTGTAGAACTTCTGCGTCTAGCCACACGCCACACGCGTTCTCGTGCCCACCAGTTCCGCACATCCCGGTGTTATCCATATATTCTTTGAAGTTCTTTACGCCAACTGCACGAGCCGATCCGAAATATTCATGTTTTTCAATTTCGCCAGTCTCTTCATTTACCGTAATTCTGCTGCTGAGAACAATAACTGGACGCTGATACTTCTCAAGCAACTTGTTTCCGATTAAACCTTTTACCTCAGCATTTGTTTCAGTAAAGAAAAACATAACCTTCTTATCCATTTGAGATTCCGCCTGCGATTCTAGATCTGGCATAACATCTGCGATTTCTATGTTTTGATACTCCTTGCAATACTTTAAGTCATTAACTAACTTTGTAATTTCTTTAGAATTTTCAGACAAGAAAAGATTCATTGCCTTTTCATTTTCTGAGAGTCTGTTGGCTGCATTAATAAGAGGTGCAACACCGAAGCTAACCGCACCAGAATTAAATTCATAAGATCCATTAATTTTCTTAAGCGCAGGATTTACTTGATTGGAAAACCCTTTGTAACAAATATATCTGTTTTCTGGAGATTCTACACCCACATCGCACATATCCGCAACTAAACCAGCGCAGGCTAAATCTACAAGATCATCGCTATAATCATCTAATTCTAGCCAATCCATATACGCACATAACTTCCATGTTGTTGCGCTTCCACTAAGGGCAGGATTCGGATAATCTACTGCGGAACTTACTAGAGTAATTTGACCTGTTCTTTCCATTTGCTTTTGCATACCAGTAGATAACAGGTGGTGATCTGTTATGATAATTTGACCATTCCAATCCTTTAGAATTCTTTCATAAGGAAACATTTTTGTTTCAATAGAATCTACAATCCACAAAACATCCACATCTTTTAACAACTCAAGATCTAGGTTTGCAATTCCGTGCTCTTTGCCTTGATTAATTCCATATAACACTCTATCTGTATGGTTTCTTAACCAACGTACTGCAACAGATCCTGCAGAAATTCCGTCAACGTCACAGTCAAAATGCACAAAAAAACTACCATCATTTTCAATATTTTTAGTAATAATTTTAGCCGCTCTATCTATATTCTTCATTTTTTCAAACGGCACAAGACAATCATCATTCGGATACAGCAGCGCCATTGAATCATGATTGTCTTGTGCCGAATGATGATTG